CGACAGTATCGGGCTAGATCTAGGAACAACCGATGACAACGTTTTCGATAACGGTATTAACGGCTTCGACACCCAGGTAAGCGCAAGGACGGGCAACATCAATTTCAGGGGGAACCATTTGTGGGCCGACGCGGGACGGTCCACGCTCCCGGTGAACGTTCGGTATGGGCTTGATGTGGGTAGAGCCTCTTTTACCTCGACCCGACTGACGATCCTAAACAACTGGTTTGGTGATTGCACGGTGGCATCGCTCCGTCTTCATGGCGGGGTTCTTGACAACGGTACGCATGACCAGCCGATACTTATAACCAATAACAACTTTTTCCGTTTCGGTAACAACGACCAAAACTACCTGATAAGCCTTGAATCCGACACGCCTATTACGTTGAATAACATCGTGATACGGGATAATAGCGGGCAGTTAGACAACGCCACTCTCCCCGCCATGCAGTTCTTGAACGTGTCCCAAGGTACCGGCAATGCCGTCATCGAGGATAACTTTTGGCACGGAACCACAGACCAGCAAGCGTGGCCGCGCCCCAAAGTCAAGGTAACTGCGGCGGACACGACCAACGGGTATCTGTACGACAAACTAGCCGCAGGGTCCAACATATCCATAACAAGGAACAACGCCGGGGCAAACGAAACCCTTACTCTAGCCGTAAGTGGTTCGGTGCCTACTGCATCCGCACTTGCAGCAAACGGCACTAATTGCACCACGGGACAAGCCGCTGCCGGGGTGGATGCCAGCGGGAATGCAGAAGGCTGCTTTACGCCATCCGGTGGTGGCGGAAACCCTGCAGGTGCTTCCGGTCAGTTGCAGTACAACAACGCTGGTAGTTTCGGTGCAGCGACACTTTTGACATGGGATGCCGCAAACAGCAGGCTTGGCCTCAACAACACCGCCCCCTCCTATCTGCTCGACATAAAGAAAGGGGCCGGGGAAGGTGGGCTTGATGTCGCGCTCAGGTCTACCGATAACACCGTAGCTACCGCGCTTGACTTCTTTGAGGGCACTACCTTCAAGGGCAGCATGGCCGCGTTCGGGTCCAACCATACAACGGCATCATGGCGCGATTCTCTCCACATAACCGCAGCAACAAACGACACCGGCAAGCTGATATTTAGAACCAAAACGGGAGGGGTTTACTACGAGCGGCTGTTTGTGGACAACGGTGGCAATGTCGGCATCGGCACCACCTCCCCCAGCCAGAAGCTCGACGTGGTGGGGGCGGCAAAGGCAACCTCATTCCTCGAAACCGTCAAAGCGAACGGCACCTGCTCAACCAGCATCAACATCGACCCGACGCTTGGTGGCATCCAGACGCTCACGCTCTCCGGTGCCTGCGCGATAGGCGTCACCAACCTTGCTGCGGGGCAGTCGTTTACGCTGAAACTGACGCAATCCTCTACGACCGCGCCGACGTTTACCAGCGTGTACAAATGGCCCGCAGGTACCGCGCCCGCATGGTCAGCAAGCGCCACAAAGTACGACGTGCTGTCCTGCTACTCCGACGATGGCACGACGCTCTCCTGCAACGGTATGGTGGACGTGCGATGAGAGCGCTAATCCTCCTTCTAATCCTGCTCACCGCCTCGCCATCTTTGGCGGGGCCAGCAGCTATGCGGATGATGCAGGTGATGGGTGATGCGTGCTCGGGCACGATACCATCCGGCACGTTCACCATCAACGGACAAAGTAGCTTATCTGCTGGGAACTACGCTTCCGCTGATACAGGCACCCAGTCCACATGCTCCAACGCGGGCACGATCACGATTTATGCGTCATGTAACGCTTCAGCCGGGGTGGCGGGGTATGTCAGGCTCTATGTTGACAGCTCGACCAACACTTTGAACTGCGTTGCGGGATCAAGCGTGTCACAAACCATCGGCGTGATAGTCCCGAAAGGCGCCCACAACTTGAGGGTCTACATGACGTCCTCTGGCGGGACGGCATCGCTCACCGCCAGCAACTTTACACGCCCGTAGAGCTTAAACATTAATTTTTTGCACGTTACAGCCTTGTTGCTGTACTATTCCGCGCAATAAAAGGAGGGCACCGCGCATGCTCAATTCCACGTCTATCGCCCCGGCGGTAGGGGCGTCCGTTCGGAACGTTCAGTTCACGTCCGAGGCAACCAATCTTCCCCGCAAGTTCCTTGTGGTGGGGACTTATGACTCGGCCAAGGTAGGCATCGCGGCGAACGAGACCCAGCTGATCCTCAGTCCCGAGGACGCCGGGAACCGTTACGGGTTCGGCTCCATGCTGCACCGTCTGGCGCTCTTTGCGTTTGCCGGCACGCAGGGTGTTCCGGTCTACGCTCTCCCACAGGCTGAGGCCGGCGGGTCCGTAAAGGCCGCGGGCAGCCTCGACTTCACCGCCAGTGCCAACGTCAAGGCCGGTACCGCGTATCTCTACATCGCGGGCCAGCTCGTCAGGGTAAACCTGGCAACGGGCGCCACGGCAGCCCAGATCGCAACCGCTGCCGCAACAGCGGTCAACGCGGACAAGACCCTACCGGTCTCCGCGCTTGTCGACGGCGTGATCACCGGGCAGGTAAACCTGACCGCCAAGAGCGCAGGGCCGTGGGGCAACGCGATCACCCTGGCGTTCAACCTCGGCGCCGGCCAGGTGCTTCCGTCCGGTGTAGCGGTAACTGTTACCGCCATGAGCGCGGGCGCGGGCGTCCCGGGCATCTCCGCAGCTCTCGACGGGCTGGGGGTCGGGGATGACGCGAACGAGATGTACTTCACCGACATGGTACACGGATACGGTCTTGACGTCTCCACGCTGGACGCGATCAGCGCGTACGTGGGTGAGGGCAACGAGGCTACCGGGCTCTATGCCGAAACGGTAAGCCGCCCCTTCCGGGCCTTGACCGGCGATACCGCAGCGGGTAGCGCGGGCCTCAACGCCCTGGTCACCATCTCCGACAACAGAAAGCTGGACCGCGCCAACGGCGTGGTGTCAGTCCCGGGGTCGTACAGCCACCCGTCCGAGATCGCCGCGCTGGCGATGGGGCAGGCGGCGCGTATCAACCAGAAGCGCGCCGCGCAGAGTTACCTGGGCATCGCGCTTTCCGGCGTCAACCCCGGTGATCGTTCCGACCGCTGGACGAGCGATTACGACACCCGCGACCTCGCCATGCGTTCCGGCGTAAGCCCGACCCGCGTACAGGCCGGCACCGTCTACCTGCAGGCACTGGTCACCTTCTACCGCCCGGACGATGCGCCGGTCAACTCCAACGGTTACCGCTCGATGCGTAACATCGCCATCATCCAGAATCTCCTGTACAACATCCGCATGAACTTCGAGCAGGAGAAATGGCAGGGGATCAGCATCGTGGCGGACACGGCTGCGGTCACGGATTCCACCGACCGCGAGAAAGCCCGCGACATCGACAGCGTGAAGGATGACGGCGTGGCGCTGGCCTACGCGTTCGAGCGCAAGGCTTGGATCCACAACGCGGCTTTCACGATCAACAAGCTCAAGGAAGCCGGTGCGGTAACTGTCCGCCCGGACGGCCTCGGCTTCAACTGCAACCTGTCCGTCATCTTCTCGGGCGAGGGCGGCATCATCGACACCGAGGTTGCATTCGACACGAGTCTCGCTGTACTGCTCAACTAAAGGGGGACGCCATCAATGGCAAAGGATCTTTCCGGTTCTGTACGCAAACTGACCCTCGACGGCGTGACCTACAACGTCGCCGGGGATGCCAACTTCAACGAGGTTGAAGGGCTTTTTGAGAACGACACCGTGGTACATAGCGGCGGTAATTCCCGCAAGGTGACCCGCAGGGCCGCCGTCAGGGAGAACGTCACCATTATCTGCAACGGCGCCGAGTTCGACCAGCTCAAGGCCTTGAGCGAAAGGCTCGAGGATTTCCCGATGAGCTACGAAACCGCATCCGGGGACGTCTACCGCACCACGGGGTGGATCAACCTCGAGCACCGCGAGACTGAGGAAAACAGGGTGTCCATGAAGCTGTTCCCGCGCAAGCAGTGGAGCGCATTCTTAGGCTAGCCCCGCACTGAAAGGCCCTCGTCGTTGTCCGCTCTGTGGTGGGGTGGACGATGGCGGGGGCCGACCACCATAACCCCACCACAAGGAGCAAAGTATGAGCAGGTACGCGCTTAAACCGAAAGACGATAAGATCTTCATCCTCTCCGAGGAAACCGCCGAGGGCATGGTCTGCGAGCTCTTGGAGTATTACGACATAGACCCTGGCCGGGTGACGGAGCCGTTGCAGCTGGCCGCCATGGAAACCAACCTCGACGGGCTGCGTGACCACTTCCGCACCGGCAAGCTCGAACTCAAACGCGACGAGAAAAACCGCATGCAGGTGATCCACAACCTGGATGGCAGCGACCCGCTGGTCTACAAGGAGGTCAACGCCGACGCCAAGCTGGCGACCGACAAGACGCCGCCCGAGGCGCGGTACGCGAAGATCTACGCGCTCATGGGCTGTCTGTGCGGTCTGGGCACCGCAGGCATCGGCAAGCTGGGCGTTAAGGACCGCGACATCGTGGAGAGCCTGGGAGTCCTTTTTCTGAATGCGTAGCGCATGACGGCCTGACGGTCCTCAACAACGTCCACAACTGGGCGGGGTCTGTATTCTACCGGGGTATGGACCCCCGCCTCATGGGCTACGCGGAATTGCAGTATTACGCCGGCTGGTCCCGGTTGATTGCCAAGACAGAAGCCGAGGCGGCTAGAGGAAGGGCACAGAGTGGGTAATGCTTACGCGGTTTGGACAGATTTTCTCGGGAGAGATAAAGTCTCTCAGGTTTACGAGGCGATGGGCCGCGCGGCCGGTCGTTACGCAAACCAAGCCGAGGATGCGTTTGGCCGAGCAAGCCGAGCGTCTGACCGCGCGTCTTCCTCCATGCGTAACGCCACCAAGCGGGGGTACCAGTTCGGCACCGTAGTTAAGGGTATCCTGGCGGCCAACATCATCCGTAGTGGTATCGGGCAGATCGCGGGCGGCCTGACCAAGGTAGGAACGGACTACCTTGAGTTTGGCGACGTGATGACCGGTGCCGTTGCGCGTTTTGACGAGGTGAATACCAAGTCTGCGGCGTTCGGTCAGGCGATAACGACGCAGAGCAAGGGCGTTCGTACAGCCATTTTGGGCACCCGGTCCTCGGCCGTGGACGGGGCTATGTCGCTCAACGAACTGGCCAAGGCCGGGTACAACAGTGCTGCGGCGATGAAGATCCTCCCCAACCTGACCGCCTTTGCCACCGCCGCGCAGGAAAAGCTGGCGGACGCTACAAAGATGTCCTCGGACATTCTAGGTGGTTTTGGTCTCAAAAACGATAACGTAGCTATTCAGTATAAGAACCACATGAAACTGAATGATCAGCTTACCAAGTCCGCGTTGCTAGCTACGGGGGATATGAAGGACCTGTTTGAAACCCTCCAGGTAGTTGCACCCATTTCTGGTGAGATAAAAGCCAGCCAAGAGGAAGTGTTGGCGTTGACCATTGCGCTAAGTAACGCCGGTATCAAGGGCACGGAGGCGGCCACGGCTATCAAGCGTGGGTGGCTCAATTTATTTATGAGTACCGGGCAGATGCAAAAAGAGCTTAACGCTAATGGCATTTTCCCCTATGACCCAAAGACCGGTGCCCCCCAAAAATACACCGCTGTCCTTAAGCAGTTTACCAAGGTTGTCGATAAGTTACAACCGCAGCGCCGTAACTTGATCCTGCGTAACATCTTTGGGGTATACGGTATGGCCGGCCAGATAAAGATGATGCGCGAACTCAAGGCGATCGGGGAATACGAGGACAAAATCCGTTCCGCGGACGGCCTCACCCAGCGTATGGCGGATGCGGCCAATACGTCGTGGAAAGCCAGTTTCCAAAAGCTCGGTAACGCAGCGCTCGAGGCGGGCTTTAAGATACTCGACGCCTTTGCGGTCAAAGGCAAGTCGGGTGTGGATACCCTTACCGCTTCGATCCAGAATTTCAACGTGGACCCGATTATCAGCGGACTGAAAAGCACCGTATGGCTGGTGGAAAAGCTGGGCGCTGTCATCCAGCCCCTCATGTTCTGGATTCCGTACCTGGCTGCCGGCGCACTCATGTGGAAGGGTGCGATGCGGGTTCTCGGCTTTGCTTTCAAGACAGCCACCGCGCTCATCGGGCTGGCAGAAGCCGGGTTTGCCGTCTTCATGGACGGTATCCTCGGTGGCACCGCCATCATCTCGGCCACTGTGCTCCCTGTCATTGCCACGCTGGCCGCTGCCTTCTCTACCATCTCGGCGGGGTATTCACTGATCACCGGGCGCGACAACGCGATCAGCATGCTGGCCCAGTGGGCGGGGATCGTCCCCAAGCTCCGCACCGACGAGAACGGCCAGGTGCTGGGGCGCGCCAGCGACAGCCAGCAGTACCCATGGTGGCGTGAAGAGGCCCCCAACGCTACCGAGGCGCAAGCCCGGGCCAACGGCACTTGGCAGGGCCAGCTCAACATCTTAGGCGCCCCCGCGGGCTCCACGGTAAGCGGTGGCTCGTCTTCCGGCGCCCCGAGTATCAGCATGCACCTCTTGGGAGTCAACCCGTGACGTGGTTCAACCGCCTACAGGAAACAATCGAGTTTACCAGCCCCAGCGGACGTAGCTTCACCGCGGCATGGGCTGGCAACGACCGTACGCTGGACAAAAGCGTGGGGAATTTCTCCTACCCCAAAGTAGATGGTTCGGTTGTGCAGGATCTCGGTTCTCGGGGGGACAAGTACCCCCTCACGTTCCATTTTGAGGGACCAGACCATGATCTCACCTCTCGCCAGTTCTTTCTGGCCTGTAAGGAGCGGGGCGCCTGGATAGTTCAGCACCCGGTTGAGGGCGTGCTGCGGCTGCAGCCGCTGACTATCACGCAGGCGATTCAGCCCGTGGAGTCTGGGCACATAACCGTCTTCACCTCGGATTGGGTCGAGGCATTGGAGTCCGGGCCGCTTCCCTACGCGCCCCTTCACGTCAACGCAGACCCGACCCTCTCGGCGGTGCAGGCTGCCCACGTGGCCAACGTCGATCTCAACAAACCCGTCGAGTACCGGACCGTCTTTCAACGTGTGGCCGATCTGGTGCATGACACGCTCGCCCCCCTAAGCCAGCAGCTTGCTGAGGTCAACGCCCAGAACGGCAGCGAACTGCGGGGGATCATGGAAGCTCTTGGGTCCGCGACTACCGACGTTATGTCCCTCGCAGGGCAGATGCAGGCGCTTGTCACCACACCGGCGCTCTCCAACCAGGATCTTACCAGCCGGCTGTCGTACTACTCGGGGCTGATCGGCCAGCTATTCCCGTCCGGTGGCTCGCGCAATGAGCTCGCGGTGACTGAGGTGGCGGCGACGTCCTGCCTGGTAGCGGCGGTCGAGTCCGTCAACGACAGCGTGCTTACCAACCGCGAGCAGGCGTACACCGCCATTGCCGCACTGCAGAACATGCTGGCCGCGGTAACCGCAGGCCTCGACGCCGGGCAAGCCGCGTACGTGGACGCCCCCCTCGCGCAGCGGTATTTCAGCCAGTCCCAGTCCTACGCCGCAACGGCGGTCATGGTTTCCAGTGCGGTCAACCTGCTCTTGCGCCGGTCCTTTGACCTGGCGGCGGCCAAGCGGTTTACTCTCGAGCGCGACCGCGCGCCGATCGAGATAGCCATCACCGAGGGGGTTGACCTCGACACGTTCATCCAGTCGAACCAGCTTAAAGGCTATGACATTCTCCTGCTCCCCGCTGGGCGGCAGGTAGTGGTGTACCTGTAATGGGGCGCGGGGGCGGACAGCGCGTCACCACGACCTACCGCAAGGGCGAGGACGGCGAGCTCGAGCAGGTTGCGTCCGAGGTCTACGGCGATCCGTCAAAGGGTAGCCTTCTCTGGTCCGCCAATCCCGGCCTACCTACCAGCGGGAAGATCAAGGCCGGCAAGCAGCTTATCATCCCAGGTGCCCGCCCGCTGGATACCCTCACGGGCAAAGAGCGCGATGACCTGACCGTCATAATCGACGGGATACACGTTCCGGTCATGTCCGCCCGGGTGGTCCGCACCATAGATACGGGGGCGGATGGGTGGAGCGCCCGGATAGCGTGGACACCGGGGCAGTTCCCCAAACTGGATCACGCCACCCGGCCGTATGGCTACCCACGCGCGGCGGTCTACCTGGGCAACGAGCTCGTCGTGGGCGGCTGCTTGTACACCGTCGAGCCCGAGATGACCACTGATGGTATGACCAAAGGGCTGCATGGGTTCAGCTTCACCGCTGACGCCATCGACAGCACCGTGCAACCCCCGTATGAGTTCAACGGGGTGACTCTCAAGCAGCTGGCCAATGCGCTCCTTCCCCCGCTGGGCATCAAGGCGGTGTGGGAATGCGATCCCGGCCCGGCATTCGGGAAGGTAACCGCCAACGAGACGGAAAGCATCTTTGCCTTCCTCTCCAAGCTGGCTTCTCAAAGGGGCATCCTGGTGAGCTGCACGCCGCAGGGCGATATGCTTTTTCTGCGGGCAGCGGTGGACTCCAAAAGCATCGGGACCGTGCAGGAAGGGGGGCGGTTTGCGGTGGGGTGGAAAGCGCGCTATGACGGCCGTTTGCGGTACAACCAGTACCGGTGCATCACCAAGAGCAGCAGTAAGACCGGGAAGGTTTTAGACTGGAAAAGCCCCGCGTACTCCGCCAACGGAAGCACAACCCGTAACAGGGCAGTGGTCATCGAACCCGACGATACGGTGCCGCGCTCGAGGTGGATCACCTTTCACGCTGATGATACCACGCCTGGTGACATACGCAATGCTGCCAAGTGGAAAAAAAATAGACAATTCGTCCAAGCGCTCACGCAGGAGTTCCCGGTATCCGACTGGTATGGGCCTGACGGAAAGCTCTGGCGCCCCAATACCATCGTCACCGTGATCAGCCCGACGCTGGGCGTTCCACAGGGTTTTGACTTCCTCATCCGCGCTGTTGAATTTCGGTGGGATGACAGCCGTGAAGCAACGCTCAGTTTGGTGCCGCCCCAAGCGTACACCGGAAAGGATATAGGCGAAGTATGGACCTCAGCGCAGGGACAGTAACGGGGCGGGAGACAGTCGTTGAGGGCGGGGTGACTGCCACCCTCCTGCATGTCCAGTTTACGGATTTTCCGGATGTCCAGTCCGTCCAGCTTATAGGACAGGCCGGAGAGGAGTCCAACCCACCGGATGGCTCGCTGGTGGTGGCCTTGGCTCTCGGGGAAGGGACCAAGGTGGCTGTTGCGACCAACGACGGCGTAGCGCCCGAACTGGCCCCGGGGGCGAAGCGCATCTACTCGGTGGCGGACGGCGCGGTAGCCGCCCAGATCCTTCTCGAGCCGGACGGCACGGTGCGGGTCGGCAATATGGCGGCCAGTTTCACGATGAGCCCAGAAGGCGTGTTCACCTTCACCGGAGCGGTGGTGGTCACGGGGGACGTCGTAGCAAACGGCGTGAGCCTGATGACCCACGCGCATTCCGGTGTAACGCCGGGGTCCGGTAGCACAGGAGTTCCCGTACCATGAGTGACCCCAAACTGATACTCACCGTAAATGGCTCCTACCTGCAGTTCCAGGGCGGCCAGCCGCTCATGGACAACGGACTGGAAAATGCTGCGCTCCTCGCCCTCTTCACCTCGACCGGGTGGTGCGGCAACGGGATGCTCAAGGCGCCCATGGGTAGCGACTTCGAGGCCGCCTGCAACCAGCCACTCAACCGTAAGGCGCTCAACGACATCCGCAACGCTGCCGAGCGGGCGATACCGGGCGCTACGGTCGACGTCACCAACCCTAACGGCAACACGCTGCGGGTAACGGTGGCGGTACCTTACGGCCGGGCGCTGACCCTCACCCGTGAGAGTGGCAACTGGATCTATCAAGCCGCTGACCCGGCGTACCTCAAGGTGGTGTAACGATGATCATCCCAACCACGCAGGAACTATCCGACCAGAACCTCGCGCGACTGGAAGCGGCCATGGGGCAGACCGCCCCCGTAGCCGAGCAAGCATTCTTGCGGGTGCTCGCCGTCGTGGAAGCCATGCTGGGCACGGGGCTCTACAAGTACGCCGCTGAAAGGGCCCGCCAGAACCTGGCCATGACCGCTACGGGTGAGGACTTGGACCTTATCGGCGCGGGTGTCAGCGTAACACGTAAGCCCGCCGAGGCTGCCGCGCTGTCCGCCGCCCTCCCGGCGACAACGGGGACCATCATTCCCTCCACCACCGGGTTCATCGGGGCCGCGAATGGGATGCGCTACTACCTGGACGCCGCAGCAACCAGCGTCGCAGGCGTGGTTACCCTTAGCATGACCGCCGAGGAGACCGGGACGGCTGGCAACCTGCAGGTGGGGGACACACTGAATCTCATAAGTCCGATAGCCGGCGCGAGCACCACCGCAACGGTTACCGCCCTCACCAACACCGGCGCTGAGAAGGAAACCGACGAGGCGTACCGGGCGCGGGTTCTCTTTGCTCTTCGGGCGGTCACGGGGGGCAGCAACGGGACAGATTACAAAGTCTGGTCCGAGTCGGTTGCGGGGGTTCTTAGAGCGTTCCCGTATGGTGGGAAGCCGCATACGCTGGGGCTGATCAGCTTCCCCGGCGACAGAACCGTGTACATTGAAGCGGACGCCAGCATCGACCCCGACGGTATCGCGCCGGTCGGGCTCCTCGATGAGGTGCGCACCGTTCTCGACAACTCCCCGCACGCGCTGGGCCTGACCAATGCGAATCTCTGGGTGGAAAGCATTACGCGTTCCGCCGCCACGGTGGAGATCACCAACCTGGTAACCCCGGACGGTATCACCACCGCGGTAAAGGATTCGATCGAAACGGCTTTATCTGTCTACTTTGCCGGTCTCAGCCCGTACCTCAGCGGGATCGATCTTCCGCAAAACAGGAACGATCTGATCACCGACCTGACCGTAGCCGGGGTGGTGCAGGAGATCCTGGACAACGTGGGCGCCAGCGCGACACGGGTACGGTTCAAGCTGTCGACCACCCCGTATCTCAGCAACTACCGGATAGAGCCTGGGGAACTCATAAAGCTGGCCGGGGTGGTCTATGCGTAGGGTTCTTGACGCGCTTCTGCCGCAGGGCAGCATCTGGTCCCCGATGGATGGCGGGGGACTTGACCAGCTCCTGGAAGGCGTGGCCGCCAACTCCGAGGCGGTGCGTCAGGAACTCTCCGCGCTGGCGGTTCTCCGCAACCCGCTCCTGACCACCATGCTGGCGGACCTCGAGCGCGAGTACGGGGTACTGCCGGACCCGTTGCTGGATGAGGCCACGCGGCGTGCCAGGCTGAACACAGTGGCCAACATGACCAATAGCGATGGCTCGGCGGTTACGCTTGAGTCGGTGCTGCGGTCGGCGGGCTTTGATCTGTACGTGCATGTCAACGACCCGCCGGTGGACCCCGCGCTGTTCTCTGGCGAGATGGTGGTCAACGGCGACACATACGAGCACAGCTACTACGGGGCTACGACGGCGGGCAGCGTGGACGCGGTATGCGGAGATGTGGACGCCATGTGCGGGGACCAAGCGTCCTTCGAGCAAAAGCTCATCAAGTACGGGGCGCCTACCGATCCCGGGTACTGGCCGCTCGTCTTCTTTGTTGGTGGTACGGCTACACGTTGGGCCGGTGGAGAACTCCTCTCGATAGAGGAAGCGTCGCCCCCCGTTGCCCGTTACGCAGAACTCATAGCGCTGATCAACAAGTACAAGCCAATGCACGCATGGTGCGTGCTGCGGGTGCGCTTGGACACTGAGGGCGCTTATTTATTCGATGACCTCAACACCGTGCTTTTTGATGACGGGTCGACGGTCCAGGGGGTGGCACTGTGAGAAGATGGTTTTGGCTGTACCTTTTACTGGCTCTGGCAACCGCTGCGGGTGCCGGCACCATCGCGTCGACACCGCAGGTTTCCGGGTCGCTCCTGGGTAACGACAAGGTGCCTATCTCGCGGCCCGGCAGTAACGTCGCATACACCGGCAGCATGTCGCAGATCAGGAGCTATGTACTGAGTGACCCTACCGGACTCCTGATCAACAACAGCAACCTTGCCGCAGGCGTGACCGCCATCGA